GTCGGTCTGTGGACGCATCGGGCTTCCGACGCGATAGTCCGGTCGTTCGGCCCTCGGGCGCGTCGGACCAGAGGGTGCCGACGCCCGGCTCTCCTCCGTCGAACCGGGGCCGTACCAGCGGTGGTATTCGGCCTCCCACATCTCGTCGGGGAGTTCGCTCTCACCGTACTGGAACGCTTGCGCCTTCCAGCGTCCGTAGGCTCCGCCTCCCGTCGTGGACCCGGGGTCCCTGGCCTCCTGCTCCGCGAACTTCCGTTCACGGGCAGCCGCCCGCTCGGCGTATTCGCGCCGCCAATCACCCTCGGCCGGGCCGCCGGCCATGCGCCGCTTCAGCCCGATGTCCTCGGGCGCGAGGAAGGGCTTGCCATACATCGCGCCGCGACTGATCGTGGCGTGCAGCGCCTTGATGCGAGGTTCGCCGCGAGAGGTGATGATGCGGTGGTGACCGTCATGGATGGTCGGGTGCTCGTTCCCCTCGGCATCGCTGACCATCCTGATGTCGATGGGATTGTTCTGGCCCTTCGTGAGCAGGCTCTCACGAAGCACATCCATGTACTCGTCGCCGTAGCCGAACTCCGAGTTGCGCTTCGCACCCGCCTTCATGCGGGGCGAGATCATCCCGTAGAGGTCAGCGACCGAGATCCGGTGGGTGTTGGCCCCGAACCCCTCGGGCCAGATGTTCGGGTCGAGGTTCAGATCAGGCCCGGGCAGGCGAGCCGGGCCACCGGCCATGCGCCGCTTCGGCTTGGCGAGGAACTCGTTCGCCTCGCGCATGAAACGGGGCAGCCTGCGGCCACCCATCGGATCGACCGGCCACTCGGTCTCACGGAGGAACCCGGGAAGGCTGCCACCGGGCCGGTAGACCTCGACGCGGGCATGGGAAAGATAGGGAGCCTCCTCCGAGAGGCGCCTGATCTGCGCCTCGGTCAGAGGCTTCTGAATATCGATGTTGAGTTCATTGCCACCAAGGGGCATGAGACGCGCATAGCCACGTCCCTGCATCCACTCCATCGCCTCGGCGTCATAACGCCGGGAACGACCAGGGAAGAGCGGCGCCACCTCGCGGTGGTCAACATTCCGCTGCCCGGCAAGGTAGTCACGTCCGCTCCGCCGGCCCTCGGGGACGAACCTGGTCCCCTCGCGTCGATAGCCGCCGGCTTGATGCCGGCCACTGAAATCGAGGTAACGCCCGGAGGGGGTGATGTACCCGGCCTCGCTGAGTTCGTCCGTCTCGCCGAACATGCGCAGGGCGCGGGCCTCGAGCGACCGGGAAGGTCGGGTAGGGCCGCCGGCCATGCGGTAGACCTTGGGCGGAAGCTGGCGCTCGCGGGCACGGCGCATCCACTCCGGCTCTACGGGCTGCGGAGGGGGCGCAGGCTGGCGCTGCGGCTCCAGGGGCGACAGGCCCGCCAGGCGGCGCTGCAGGGGCCCCTGGGGCTCTGTGGGCCCGCCGGCCATGCGCCGCGCATATGCCTCCGGCGGAAGCGGGACGAAGGGGGCATCGGGTCCGGCGGGATCGAAGCTGGACACCCATCCTCGAGGCCGAGGAGGAACAGGCCTCGCCCTGCGGGCAATCCCACCAGGCAGGAACCACTCCTCATGCGGACGTGCGCTGAAGCGGCGCGGGTCGTCACCGGCCAGCTCGTCGGCAGGCCCGGAGAGCCTCGGGAAGTTGGACACCCGGTACTTGTTGTAGGCCGTCCTGCCAACGGTGGTCCTGGTGACCCTGCCGCTTCTATCGCCGAAGTCATCGACGTAGGCCCAAGCCTCGTCCTCCGTCGGAGCGAACCAGCGACCCTGGGCATTCCGTGACGCGATAGCAGCAGGGTAATCCCGCATCCATGCCGGCGGCCCGTTCCCGCCCGAACGCAGGCCAGTCTCACCGTGGTAGAGAGGAACGCGCTTGGGGATGATCCTGCCTTCGGTAGTGCGCCTTCCGCGCATCGCCTGGGCAGGGCCACCGGCCATGCGGTGCATGTAGGAGTTGAGGTTGCGCTGGTGATCGTTCCACCGCTGCGACTCGCGGCGGGCGTTCTCCATCTCCCGTCGCCGGTACTGGTCGGCGTTCGGGAGGACGTATCCCGACTGTCGCGGGATGAAGACCTCGGGGCGCTTTTCGCCCACGATGTAGGGCTGGCCGGAGGTGACCGGGCCGCCGTACTCACGACGCTGCGGACCCTTGCGCACCGACCGGGTGACGCGCTCCTCGGAGGTCTGCTGGGAGGTGCCGTACATGTCCGCGACGACCGATCCCAGCATGGTCTTGATCGAGGCCATCCCCTCCTTGGACAGGACGGGGTCGATCGTGACCGGGATCGCACCCAGACCGCTCGTGATCTGGGTGCGGAGTTCCTTGATCGCTGCCTTGCTGACGGTCAGGTTCACCGAGACGTTGGTCGATCCCTGGGCAGCAGAAGACCGGGAGGGGGACGAACCCCCTCCAGCCACCTGGCCTGCTCCTGATCCAGCCTGCTTGGCCTGCTCCTGGAGCGTGTTCATACGGCTCTCGGCATTGCCGAGGCCCGTCATGAACTCCCCAGCCTCGAGCGTGAGCTTCACGCCGATGCTGCTGATCTCTCCCGTTTCGCCAGCCATCGGATCTCCCGACCGCTACACCGACTCTCCCTTGAAAGTCTCAGCGTTGAACTCGACCACCTCTTCGGGCGTGGCGCCGCGTTCGGCGGGGGTGCCCTGGTCGTGGACCTTTACCCAGTCCTCGCGCAAGGCGAGGTAGAGATGAAAAGGGAGGGCTGCTACCTCGTGAGGCCACTTCCCGTACCAGCGAGCGATACGGAAAATGAGGTCACGAGTGGTCAGGCGTTTCCCGGCTCAACCTCGCTCGCAGTGTCATCGGCCTTGACTTCCGGCTCGTCGCCGTAGTGCATCCTGTTGACGGTCTGGTTGAGCTTGAGCACCACGCGCATGGGCAGTCCGACGAGAGACTCGGGCGTGAGCTTGGGCTCGACCGAGCAGCGGATGACCATGAGCTTGAGGAGCAGGGAGTTGTCGACCGTCTCCTGGTCCTCGCCCGTGATGGGGTTGGAGACGCTCCTGGTGGCCTTCTTTACCAGCTCGTCGTAATCCCCGATCGACAGCTCGCGAAGGCGGTAGGTGGTGCCCCGGATGAAGACCGTCTCCTCCAGGAAATCAGGTGTCAGAGTTGCGGTTCGCGACATTGAGGGTGACTCCTTCGATCAGAAGGCTCCGCCCGGTGAGGACCGTTCGCATCCCCGGGACCTGTTCGAGCCTGTACTGCTTGAGTGGACTGATGTTCACGACGACTCGCTTGGTGTACTCGTCGTCGTCCCAGAGAGCGTTGCTGACGAATGAAAGAACGGCATGAAGATCGTAAAGGCCCGCATCCGGTCCTTCATCTCCACGCCGTTGCAACGTCCAGTTCTGGATTTCCCCGACCTTGGCCCCAAGGAAGGGGATGTCGATGATCCCTGCCGGCTTGAACGTGCCGGAACGGATCGTCTTGAAGAGGTATCCCATCGCCATCCTTCAACGCGAGATTGCCGAGGCAGAGTGCGGCCAGGAGGGGCTTTTTCTCAAACTGCCCCGGCCTTCTCGCGGATGTTACGGGGGAACGAGCTAGGTCAGGGACCCGCTCGAGAAGACGGACCAAGGGCCGGCTGCGCGGAAGTTGCCGCTGGTCTTGATTGCGTCGGTGTTCGACGCGGTGATGGCTGCGTCCATCAGGCCGGGGCCGGAGGCGATCAGCAGTTCGAAGCCGCCGCGATCATCACCGTAGAGGTAGATGTCGATCGCATCGCTGTTGGCCGCGTTGACCTGGGCATCGCCAGCGGTGGCGAGCAGGCCAGCGAACGTACCCTGAATGTCTTTCAAACCAACGAGATACGTCTTGTTGGTGTCGCCGAAGACCGTGCTGTCGACGTAGTCACGGTTGAGGTTCAGCGTCCACTCGGTCTTGTTGACGAGCTTGGTGCCTCCACCGTTCTTGGGACCATGGAGGTAGATCGCGCCATTCTTTCCGTGAAGGGCGGTTCCTGCGACTGCCACGGGGCTTTCCTTTCAGGTTAGCTAGTAGATAGTCCAGGTCCCGGCAGCCCTGAAGTTGCCCGTGCAACGGACAGCATCAGAGACCGAGGCGGTGACACTCGCATCAAGGAACGCGGGACCTTCGGCAACTAGGAGAATCCCGTCATCCGCATACAACTGGACGTTGTAGGCAACGCCGTCGCTGTACTGGATCGACAGGTCCCCGTCGGTCGAGAACAAGCCAGCGAAGGTCCCCTGGATGTCCCGAAGACCTGCCGCATACACCTTGTTCCTGTCACGGAACGTGGAGACATCGGCATAGTCTCGAGACATGTTCAGAGTCCACTCTGTCTTGTTCGTGATCTTGCTTCCGTTGACGTAGATGGCACCGTTCTTGCCATGGATCACGGTCACAGCCATGGGCTAGCTCCCCGGCTGTTCTGTCCAGATGGAGTACGAGCCTCCAACCTGGTAGATGCGCTTGCCCTCCGAGTCGATGTCTGGCCCCGTCGGCAGATCAGCCACCCGTCGGCAAAGCATGCTGTTCTGCTCATCCATCGCGAGCACAGCCTCGTTGAGTGCCGCTGCGATGAGCGCGTCGATGTTGTTGGCATCGACGGGGTTCTCCGCGAAGACCGACACGTCGATCGTCACCATCAGGAACATGGCTGACCAGGTATACGAATACGGGGCGGCCACGAGCTGATAGGTGAGGAACGGGTATCTGACCTTGCGGGGAGCAATCCCCTCATGGATCCCGCCTGCGATGGCGGCCACGAGAGCCGGAGAAGCACGAAGCTTCTGCACGATCGCTCGCTTGATGGGGGCGGAGGACGTGGTCATCCGTTCCCCTTCACAATCGCACCTTGATCTCGATGGCTCCCGCCCCGCCGCTGGTGCGAGCGGCCTCGGCGACAGCAGCCTTCACCAGGCTGACGATGGTCTCCCTACTCTCAAAGAGAGCGGGTCGCAGGTATGGATGGGCCGCGTTGTGTCGCGTCCCGAACTCCATGAACTTGGCGTACCCCGTGGGCGACACGACCCACGCCTCGGCACGCTTTCCCTTGGGCACAGCCCGGGTAGCAAAGATCTCGCCCCGCAGGCGGCCCCCCACCGTCATCCGGGACACCGCTCCAATCTTGCTCATGTAGTCCGCACGCCCGCTCTTGACCTCTGCTGCCCCCCTGCGGGACAACGTGGTCGGTTCCGGCGGGCGAAAGACATTGGCGTTTCTGGCTTCCTGCCGGGCCCTCATCTCGGCCTGGTAGTTGGAGAGATGCCACTGCGCACCTCCAGCGCCGAGTGGATCGAGCTGTCCAACCTTTCGCCCGCCTTCGGGGTTCACGGTTCTCCGCAGCCAGTGGCGTGGAGGCTTACCGCCCGTGATCTGCCAGTAGTTGTCGGAACCACTCGTGGCCGAGCCCCGGTTGTAGACCGTCTTGGGGGCCTTTGTCGCAAGATCGGGGCCCAGGCCCAGCATGGTCCGGAGGGCCCTGTCGTGCTCGACCTCGCTGGCCCGCTTGAAGCGGATGTTGTACCTCGTGTCGGTGAACAGGTTCCTGACCGGGGCCAGCGCCTTAGCCCGTGTCTCGACAACGACTGCTGCCTCGCTCAGGGCATTCGTCGCCGCCGCGAAGATGGCCTCACCGATCCATTGCAGCGTCATTCGCGCTTCCTCAGGCTGCACGTCAGCAATGGAAGCCACGTCCCCTCAGCCGTGGTGTCGCTGACCGTGTAGTCATCCTTGGGATTGGTGTCGACGTGGACGTGATCCCCGACCTTGATGTCCGTCCCGACCGGGAGGAACAGGCGATAGGTGTTGACCGTGACGACCATCCCCGTGTCCACGTCCTGGGTAGGGGTCGGAGTTGAGTAGAACCACCCCTGGACCTGGGTACGCCTGGTCTCGCTGGTGATGCTGTAAGCGAGAAAGTCATCCCCGTAATCACCGCCGGCAGGAGGGGGAGCTTCGGATCTGCGCTCGATGGTCAGCGGGGTGACCATGCCCAGCATCGCGAGACCACGGATCTGGTTCAACTGGTTCTGGGTGAGAAGGCGATCCTGTCTGGGCATGTCAGCGGATCGTGATGTTGTCGGCCCTGTAGGCACTCAACAGAAGCGCCGCCTCGGGAACCTCGTTGTCGAGGCCGGCGATCAGCGATGTGGGGAGGGATCGGCGTAGATCGCGCTCCATGTCCACCTCGGCCACGCGCAGCCTGGTGAGGTGCGCCATGCCACGGGACTGCAGCTCGGCCTGTCCGTGGAGGTGGGCCACGATGTGCCCGGTCCCGTACTGGATGTCGGACGGGAGCTTGTAGTGGTAGGTCGCGGTTGCCGTGTCCGTGGCGAGCAGGTTCTCGTTGAAGACCACCGCTCCCTCGTTCGCGTCGACCGTGTAGCCCGTGGTGACGACCGTGCCGTTGACCTTGATCACGGGCTCGCGGCCGGTATCGACATGCCAGAACTGGTTCTGCGCACGCCAGGTCTGACCATCGGCGCAGGTCATCTCCTCGTCCGTCTCGGTGAAGTCCCAGCCGTAGGTGTAGCTGGTCTTCGCGAGGGGAACGGCGAGTGCGACGTTGGGGATGATCAGGGCGTTGAACAGGCCCGCGCCCGTCATCGCCAGGGACACCACCTCGAAGTACCGCTCCGTCGGGTTGATCATCAGCTCGGTCGGGGCGATGTTGATGTACTGGGTGTTGGT